AAAGCTATTGATCTTTTTAAACTTGAAAATGGTTACAAAACTCAAACTAAATCACAGCCCAAACCTAAAGGTTCGGCAGCAGATATGGTGTCTACTAAGACAACCGCTATAGATGCTAAACAACCTAAGATTTGGACTGAAGGGGAAATCGCTGCGATGTCTCTTGATAAGTTTGATAAGTATGAAAATGAAATACGAGAAGCTATATCAGAAGGCAGAGTAGTAAAAGGTTAATTACTCACTAGGAGGATATTGAAATGGCTAATAATGTTTCAGACCAATTTTTTGAGCCAAGTACGGATACCAATGCTAACTTTGGTAACTCTGTAAGTGGCCAAACTAATTCATTCTTTTTACCAAAGGTTTATTCCAAGCAGGTTCTAAACTTTTTTCGTAAGGCTTCTGTAGCTGAAGCGATTACAAACACAGACTATGCTGGTGAAATAAGCAATTTTGGTGATACTGTAAGAATTATCAAAGAACCCGAAATCACTGTTTATCAGTACGAAAGAGGGCAAGATGTCACCGAAACCAAACTGACCGACCAAGAAGTAACTTTGATTGTTGACATAGCAAACGCATTTAAGTTTGTAGTTGATGACATTGAAACTCAAATGTCCCACGTTAATTTCCGTGACGTAGCAACATCTTCAGCAGCTTACGCATTGCGTGATGCTTTTGACTCAGGTGTAATTGCTACTATGTTTTCTGGAGTTTCCAGCTCAAGCCCAGACCATGTACTTGGTTCAGACAACGCGACTGACCTAGCTTCTGGTACGTTTGACGGAACAGGTAACTTGGACATTGGTTTTGGTTCTAACGAACACGACCCAATTGATGTCATGGCAAAAATGGCTCGACTGCTTGACGAACAAAACGTACCCGAAGAAGGACGTTGGTTCTTGGCAAGTCCTGACTTTTACGAAGTGCTTTCTCAAAGCGCCTCTAAACTTTTGTCAGTAGACTACAATGCTGGTCAAGGTTCAATTCGTAACGGACTAGTATCTTCTGGTAAGTTGCGTGGATTCAATATGTACAAGACAAACAACATAGCAGATACTTCTAATGCTGCTGGTAAATGTTTGGCTGGTCATATTTCTTCTACTGCTACTGCTCAGACGATCACTAGCACTGAGGTTCTCCGTGACCCTGATAGCTTTGGAGACATTGTACGTGGACTACACGTTTATGGTTCTAAAGTTCTTCGAGGCGAAGCACTCGTTTCAGCGTTCTACGGAATTGACTAATATGGTAAGGGGGCTTAACCGCCCCCAAACCTTTTTGACGTTCATCTTGATAGACGGAAGTAGGAGATAGCTTATATCTACCGAAGGAACGCATTAATGCAATCTGGAGGTGTATTATGTTTATCTATTATAGAGGTGGGCGATATAATGATATAGGAGTATCAGCTTTTAAAGTTATTAAATATAAAAAGTATTTTACTTCTAGGAGTTAAAATTTATGCCACAATTAGGATCAGACGCAAAACCCATTGTCATGCACACAGGAACGATTGTCAGTAAAGAAAGTCGTTACCGTAAAGGGTTTGACAAGAAAAAATATGACGAGAATTACGACCGCATTTTTCGTAAAAACAAAAAAGATGCACAAGCAGACACCGAAAGGGTCTAAACATTTACCGAAAGGAAATAGGAGATACACTATGAATACACTCGCTTTATCTGATTTCAACAATTTTTTAGTAGGCTTTGACCGTTTACAAAGAAGTTTTTTAAACGGTTCTAGTCAAGTAGAATACCCAAGATTTAATCTTGTTAAGATTGACGATGATGAATATAAAATCGAAGTAGCTTTAGCAGGTTGGAATAAAAAAGACATTGAAGTTGTCCATTCCAAAACAGATGCTAAACTAACAATCAAAGGCAAGAAACAATCGTCTGATGAAAAAGATTCCTACTTACACAAAGGAATCAGTGGCAAGTCTTTTATACGTGACTTTGCACTTGCAGAACACGTTGTTGTAGAAAATGCTGAATTTACTGACGGTCTTTTAACAGTTATTTTAAAAGTTGAAATACCTGAAGAACAGCAACCAACTTCAATTACAATAAATTAGAGGGTACTTAAATGTTAATAATGCCAATGATGGAACAGCCAAAGCCTGAAGAAACTAAACAGGTTAAAGAAGGTATTGAGAACTACCAAAGCATTTACGAATTAGAAAACAAATTTTACAATGCTGGTAAAGCTCAAGGTTCTAAGTTTAGTATGGAACAACGTATTAAAACTTCTTACTAATGGCAACGACCTATCTTCAATTAACAAATGAATTGTTGAGGGAGTTCAACGAAGTTGAGTTGACTTCCTCTAACTTTTCTTCGTCTGTGGGTGTTCAAAGCCACATCAAAGATTTAGTCAATCGTGCTTATCTTGATATGGTTAATGAAGAACCACAGTGGCCTTTTCTGGCTGTTGGTGAGTCAGGTTCTACTGACCCTATGTATGGTAATGTCGTTGTAGAGACTGTAGCAGGAACTCGCTGGTATGAATTAAAAGCTGCTTCAAGTAGCATTGTAGATGATTACAGCTACATCGATTGGGATAACTTTCTGTTAACCACAGTAGGCGTAAGTGGTGAAAGCGCACCGCATACAGTACGTAATTTACGATTTACAACCATTGAGGAATGGAAAGATTTCTTTAGACTTTCACAAAACAAAGATGACGCGGATCAAGCAGAAGGTGGAACACCCGATAGAGTAATCAAGAGTCCTGACAATCGAAAGTTTGGTCTATCTCCAATACCTGATAAAGTATATCGTATTTTCTTTTATGCGTATAACTTACCTACGGAACTATCAGCACATGGAGATGCTATAGTGTTTCCAGACTTGTATGTGCCTGTACTAATAAATCGTGCAAGATACTATATGCACCAGTTTAAAGACAATAACCAAGGTGCTGCATTTGCACTCGAAGACTACAAGCGTGGCTTAAAAACTATGAAGCTACACCTAATGGAGCCAACACCCAACTATGTTAAAGATGATCGTATAAGGTTTATATAATGCCAAGTCAACCGTATGCTGTACCATTAGTAGGAGGACTGAATACAAACGTCAATCAATTTCAATTATTGGCACAGCCCGGATTTGCCCGTGACCTAGAAAACTTTGAAGTAGACATAGACGGTGGCTATAGAAGAATCAACGGATTCTCAGCTTATGGCGGTAGTGATGCAACAAGACCGAATAGCACTAACGCTATTACAGGTCTTTTTATTTATGCAGGTGGTGTGATTGCTGCAAGCGGAACAAACATTTATTTTACGACAGATGGTGAAACATGGTTACTAATGAACCGTAGTAGTGTTTCTGCAAGTGGAGATAACTTTAGTACCTTTTCAGGACGTTCTACAAGCGCAAGAACAAATCAAGGGCAAGTAAACTTTGCACTGTACGAAGGTACTACAGAACATGGTGAGCTTATTATTACGGACGAAAGCGGAAGCTCTAAACCACTCTATATTAAGATTACAGGTACAGGCGCATTAAGTAATCGTACATTTTTTGTAAAGGATATTACGATATCAGGAAGCCTTACTGCAAAAGTATGCACCATACACGATAAACATTTAGTCGTAGCAGGAGATACAGACAATCCGAATACAGTGTATTACTCTGGTACAAATGACATTGATGATTTTTCATCTACAGGTTCTGGTAGTATTGTAATTGAAGATAAGATTATAGGATTAAAATCTTTTCGTGATGACTTAATTATATTTTGTTTAAACAGTATACACAAATTACAAAATATAAATAACTCTTCAACGGTTGCAGTAACGCCTATTACCGAAAACATAGGATGTCTTGCAAACGGAAGTATACAGGAAATTGGTAGTGACTTAGTATTTTTAAGCCCTGATGGGGTGCGTACTCTTGCAGCTACAGCACGTATTGACGATATTGAATTAAGTTCCGTAAGCAGAGCAATACAACCTGTAATTAGAGATGCTGTAACAAACATGGCAAACAATATTTTTACAAGCTGTGTTATACGAAACAAATCACAGTATAGATTATTTTATACAACAACTTCTCAAGCCCCTGCTAACTCAAAAGGTATCATAGGTACAATAAGAGACAAAGGATTTGAGTGGTCAGAAACTAAAGGTATACAAGCAAGAGCTATAGTATCTGGGTTTGATACCGACAATAACGAACAATTTTACCATGGCGATAACGATGGGTATGTTTACATTCACGACACTGGAAATTCTTTTGTACACGATGGAACAGAAGCTAACATCGAAGCCACTTATCAGTCTCCTGATTTTGATTTTGGAGACTATGGGACTCGCAAAACAATTAATTATGTAAAAATGTCTTTGTCTCCTGAAGGTACGTGTGCGCCTTCATTAAGAGTTCGTTATGATTACGAAGACACAAATGTACCACAACCAGACGATTATTCACCAGACGTAAGAATACCAGCCGTGTTCGGTACAGCAGTATTTGGTACAGGAGAATTTGGAGGAACTAAAGACCCAATGATACGACAAACAGTACAAGGCACTGGAAACACAACAAGTTTTAGGATACGGTCAACAGACAAAAATCCTCCGTATGCTATAAATGGTTTGTACATAGATTACACACCACTTAATAGGAGATAGTTTAAATGGTAGCTTATACACGACAAAGTACAATTTCAGATGGAGATACAATTACTGCTGCGTTATTTAACAATGAATATAACCAGCTACTATCTGCATTTTCTTACGCTTCTTCAGGCACTACAGGACACAAGCACGATGGAACGGCTGGAGAAGGTGGACACGTTCCACAAATAGGCGATCAAGACTTTCTGAATAAAATAGTTACAGACAGCACCAACAACCGCTTTGGTATTTTTGTACAAGTATCTTCAAGCGCAGTAGAACAAATACGAATACAAGATGGTGCAATTGTACCTGTAACAGATAACGATATAGACTTAGGAACAAGCTCAGTAGAATTTAAAGATGCGTACTTTGAT